GCGTGACGAGATCATTAGGCCCCTGTTCGGCCGTGTGGATTGGTCCGACGAGCTTGAGTGTTACCGCAGGCGTTACGAGGTTGCGTGGATAGAAATTGCACGTAAGGCGATCGCGGTCGATACTGCGGTGCTCACCGCCAATCGTGGTTGGACAACTATCGGTGAAATTGAATCCGGAGACCAGGTGTTTAACCTGGATGGGCAGCCGGAAACGGTTGAGTTTGTTTCGGATGTTTACACGGAAATGGTCTATCGGGTTACCAGTCGTTTCGGAAGGTCTCTTGAGGCGGGTGTCGATCACGATTGGCTGGTTCACGATCGGACGAGGCCGCGGGGCGCTTTACGCCAGGCCGATGGGACACGTTCAAAGCCTGACTATATCAAGAGTGTGGTCACAACGGGCGATATGCTGTCGCGCGATCTCAAGGATGGCCGCGGTACTTATGTTAATGCGCTTCCGGCGACCGGTTCGCTGAAGATTGATTCGGGAACGCTTCCGGTTGATCCTTACTGCCTTGGGGCGTGGCTGGGCGACGGTACCTCTAAGTCTGGCGCCATCACCGCCCATGAGGATGATCAGCCGTTTATGCGCGCCCAGTTTGAGGGCGCCGGTTATGAAACCCGAGAAACAAGTATCTCGCAGGTTTTTTACGTACAGAAGCTGATGACACAGCTGCGGTCTTTGGGGGTTCTGCATAACAAGCATGTCCCCGAGCAATACCTGCTGGCGTCGGAGGCCGACCGACTGGACCTGTTACGTGGGCTTATGGACACCGATGGGTGGGCCACGGAGAGGGGTTCGACCCTGTCTTATGGCTTTTGCGCGAAGAACGTACAGCTTGCCGATTCGGTCGAATTTCTAGCCAGGTCTGTTGGATATAACGCCTGGCGTAGCGTCAAGCATGTTGGGGGCTATGGCGACTATCAGGAAGTGCATTTTACGGCCCAAACGGGTGCCCCTAATCCCCATAGGATGCCGCGTAAGGCACTGAAGGCCCGTGGGGCGACTAGCCGGAATCAATTGGATTCTGTTGTCTCTATTGAGCCCGTGGGTGTCAAGCAGACTAAATGTATAGGTATCCAGTCTGGGTTTTTCCTTGCCGGGAAAGACCTGATGCCGACTGGTCAGTGTGGTAAAACTGAGCTTCTTGCCGGAATTATGCTTTATCTGCTTATCGCGGATGGTGAGCATTCGGCTGAGATCTATGGTGTGGCCCGTGATATTACGCAGGCGAAGCTGGCGTTCGATGTCGCCGCACAGATGGTGATCATGTCGCCGGTTTTGAGCCGTCGTCTTCAGGTCAGTGACTACAAGAAACGGATCTTCGATGTTCGGACGAACTCTGCGTATCAGGTTATCGCGGCTGATGCTAAGTCTGCTCTTGGTTCTAACCCCAGTGGTGTCGGGGCCGACGAGATCTTGGCATGGCAATCGGGGGATATGTGGGACTCTCTGCGTACCGGTATGGGCTCAGGAGCGCGTCTACAGCCTTTGATGGTGGCGAGTACGACCGCGGGGAACGATAGTGAGGGTTTCGCCGGGTTGATGCACCGCCAGATGGAGGGCATCGCGGAGAATCCTGACCATAAGGATAACCGCCATATCTTCACCTATATCCGTAATACGCCTAAGGATGCGGATCCGTGGGTTGAGGAGAATTGGTGGCACGCCAACCCGGCGCTGGGTGATTTTCTTTCGTTGGAGAGGATGCGTACGGCTGCCAGTGAGGCTCGTGCTAATCCGATCGCGGAGATGGCGTTTCGGCAGTTCCGGCTGAATCAATGGCAGTCCACGACTGTTCGCTGGATGAACATGTTCTCCTGGGACAAGAAGTCCAACCGGTCGACGCTGTACGAGAACAACGCGAAGCTTCTGGATTCGTTCAACGGCTGCGAGTGTTACTTCGGGCTGGACATCGCGGCGAAGCAAGACCTCTGTTCGATCTGCTACCTGTTCCCCTGCGCCGACCCGACTTACGGGGTCGATGTGGCGTGGCGTCACTGGATCTGCGAGGCCGGCCTTGAGCGGCTGGATCGACAGAACCAGGGCCGGTTCACGCACGAATTCGCGAAGAACGGTTGGCTGACGGTCACGCCGGGTGATGTGTTGGACTTTGAAGAGCTTTACGCCGATATCAAGGCTGACTCTAACCGGTTCTGCATTCTGGGCGGCGACGTGGATAAGCACATGTCGGAGCCGATCATTCAGCGCATCAGGTTGGAAACCGGTATCGGTGTGGAGGATATCTATGCCTATGACAACCAGTTCTCCACGATGTCGGATGGGATGCACCGCATCTTCGACATGGTGACTGACGGTATTTTCCGGCATCACGGGAATCCGTTGGCGCGGTTCTGTTTTGACGCCTGTGAGGCGAAGTACAAGCTTTCCGACCCTGATTTGATTATGCCCGATAAGCCCAACCGGATGCGCGCTTCCAAAAGGATCGACGCGGTGCCGGCCGCGATCATGGCTGTCAATGCCTGGTGGTCGCGTGACGGCCAGATCGATTCCATTTACAACGAACGAGACGTTCTCGTCATCTAGGAAGTGAATGAAAAACTCAATAGAGAAGCTGGTACGCCAGCGGCTGCACATTACACCTACGGTGGGCTATGACTTCTCGGGCGTCCTCCTGCACGCTGACCGCAGTCGTGATGGCCAATACGTCTTCGCGCATGTCGAGGTGTATCCCGATGGTGACGCCCCGCCGCGGCAGCTAGAAGGGGAGCTTCTGTTCGACCGCCACAGGGTCCACTTCGTTCAGAAGATTCCACCGAAGGCCCCTAATGCGGACGAGTAGCGGCGAGAACCTGCCCGCCCTCCGTGTCCGCGGCAACGGCATGACGATTGCACCCGAGGCTCTTGCTGAACTTCAGCCCATCATCCCCGAGGGATATTACTACCCCGATTACATGGGGATGGACTTGGAGTACAGGTTCGCCCTTTACGGCGAGATTTATCAAAGATCCCCGTGGGTGCGCGTGGTTATCGATAAAAGGGCCAATGCCGTTGCCCGCCTCCCGGTGAATGTGTGGGACGTGGACGGCAATAACACAAGAACCCTGGATACGCGCTCTGCCTACGCCAGGCTGGTTGCCGACCCATGTCCATACATGGACCCTTTCCGGTTCTGGCATTGGGTACAGACCACTATCGATATCTATGGGGAAACCTATCTGGCGATAGTCCGCGACAGCGCGGGTGCCCCGTTCAAGTTGATGCCGATGCACCCTTCTAGGGTCGCGATCAAGCGTGATCCCAAGACCGGTGAATATACCTACTTCTTCCAGGCTGGCTCCGGTATCAATACCGAGCTGGTGCAGTTTGACGAGAGGGACATTGTTCCCTTCCGGCTGTTTCACCCGAACAAGCTTGAGCGTGGCCTGAGCAGGATGGAGGCGCTGCGGTCTACTATCTTCGCAGAGGACTCTTCGCGTAACGCCGAGAACTCGATGTTCAAGAACGGTGCGCGGCCTAACCTGATCCTGACTACGCCGAATCGGTTAAGCGATGTCGGCGCCAGGCGCCTGAAACTCGCCTTCGATCAGGATCATGCTGGCACGATTAACGCCGGCTCGACCCTGGTCCTTGAAGACGGCGTTGATGCCAAAGAGTTTCAGATGACCTCGGTCGATCTTCAGTTGATCGAGACCCGCAAGATGAACCGCGAGGAAATCGCCGCGGTTTACGACGTGGCTCCAACTCTTGTCGGAATCCTTGAACACGCCACCTTCTCTAACATCACTGAGCAGATGCGCGGGTTTTATAGGGACACGATGGCCCCGGTCATCGAACTCCTACAAAGCGTCATGGATGCCCATGTCGGAGCGTACTGGTCACGTAAGAACATCATGCGCTTCGCCACTGATGAGGTGATGCGCGGAGACTTTGAGAACAGGTTAGAGGCTGCCCATAAGGGCGTAACTAACGCGATTCTTACGCCTAATGAGGCGCGGGAATACATAGGACATAACAGATATGACGACCCCAAGGCCGACGAGCTGTGGGTTAACTCCGCGGTTCAGAAACTTGGCGAACCGGGCGAGATCATCCGCATGAATGTCGCCGCCTCTGGCACGACCCCTGACGGGATCAAGCTGGACCCGAGTCCCACGGCCACTCCGGTGCCGGCCCTGCAACAGGGCAATAGCACGCCGAAGCCGCATTCGATTCCGAGGAAACCGCCCACGCCGATCCCGTCCAGTGGCGGTGGCCCGCAACCCAGTAACCAGAACCCGTCCACCATCGGCCGGCCGAAGCACCTCCGCGAGGTTGCGCGTCAGTTAGGCCGAGGAAAGACGCCCGAGGAGATTAAGGCTTTCGCTATCGCCCTGGCCACAAAGTTCCCCGAGGAGCTTGAGGACATTCTTGAATCTGTGCGATTGGCTATCGCCGAGCGTGACATGAAAGGTAATACAACTTAATAATGGAAGTCATAGGCAAGGCCCTGGCGACCATCGAGGATGTTGACGACGACTTGAAGTATGGCCCCCACGGGGGATTTACCTGCATCGCGTCAACCCCCTCGGAGGACCGTGACGGCGATAACCTTTACCAGGAGGAGTGGAAGGCACTCCCCGAGCATATTACTGTCGACTCCGACCACGGCATGAGCGTTGCCACCACGGTCGGATCGGGGCGTCCGTACTTCAATTCGGATGGAAATATCCAGACCGATGTCAGTTTATCGTCTATTCCACGGGCGCAGGAGGTTCGGACCCTCATTAAAGAGCGCCATATTCGCTCCGTGTCGGTGGCGTTTATGACCGACAAGACCAAAAAGTCGGGGGAGCCACGCCGGGAGCTGCTCAATCTGGGCATTGTTGCCGTCCCAAGTAATCGTGAAGCGATTATCCTTGACTCTAAAGCCCTGGATGTCAGGGCAGAGGAAATTGTGGCCGAGAGAGCCGCTGAGGCCGAAATGAAGGCCCCCGACGTCAAGGACTCTCCGAAGCCTTACGGCGACGTTCATTATGCGGACCCCTCGGAGGGTAAGTACCCCATCGACACGGTTGAGCATATTCGTGCGGCGCTCCGCTTTATCGGCGTGGCACACAACCGTGAGCTGCTGGGGGATCATC